AGATAAAATGATCTTGTTCCTGCTGTTGCAGTAGTTCCTATTCCTCTAATATCAACATTTGTTAATCTTGCATCATCCGTATTTACTTCTAAGTAAAAAGCAGTATCACCAACTCCTAAATAAGCCCCAGCTTCAAAAGATAATGTTGAGCAATTATTGGTTTCAATATATCCCCAAGAGTCCCCACCACTTAAAAATGATAAAGCCCCTTGACAAGCAAATCCACCGGTAACATTTTTTACAAAAACTGATTTATATTCATCTTTTATTTTATAATTATTAGCACCCACTCTTTCAATTATTGAATTAAAACCAACTTGAGTTGAAACTACATAATCATAAGTGGTAAAAAATGATTGTAAAGCTTGCCACATTTGATTCTGAACTGTATCAGTTGCAGCAGATTTAAGAACTAAACCTGCTCCCTCAACTACATTTGCAATTTCTTCCTGAACAGAGTTTAACCATTTATCAGAAACAGTGGTTGCTGGAGGTCCATTTGTATATTGATTTTTCCCATCAACTACTGTATAATTTGAACTTTCGACACGGTGCATATTATACTCCTGTTATTGCCCAATTATTAGGACAAAATCTAAATTTTCCAATTGCTGAATCGAGTCCATCACTTGTTTCTACCCATCCAATAATTTGAGAATAAGTAGGAACTCCAGCAGCAGCCATTGAAACACTTCCAGCAACTCCGGAATCTAAATAAATAGGTCTTCCTTTATATCCAGAAAATAACGTACTCCATGCAGAATAATAAACAATTCCTTTTCTTAACAATTCAGCAGTTGAAATTCCTGCTGCATAACTATCCATCGCCAAAGCAAGAAGACCATTATATAATGAATTAGCAGCATCGGCTCTAATCCATCCTCCATCACTATCCATAGCAAGGACATTGGCAAAGGAGCAAGCACTATTCATTGTTTGAGAATAATCTTTCCATCCTTTTCCACTTGCATCAGTTGTTATTTTTTTGGCAGAAGGTTGTTTCCAGAAATCTCCTGGATTAGCAAATTCTTCCTCCATTACTGTGACTGTATAATCTCTTAAATCCTGAGCAGAAATCTGCCCTGTAACATTGTTATCCATTAAAGCTAGTATTGCAGCTCTTGTCCTTTGTGTATCTGACATAACATTTCTCCTTAACTATTTTTTATTTTTTAAATTGGTTTACTAAAAGCATTGCTGAAATTATCGAAATTAAAACCTCCTCCAGTATGTCGGTCGAAAGCTAAACTAAATGCCTGGGAAAAAGCTCCAATAAAATTCACTCCATCATATCCATAAGCATTAGCATAATCATCACTAAATTCACTTCCAAAACTACCAGGCCACCAGCTCCCATCATATTCTCTTATTGCATTAAATCCTCTCGAAAATCCTCTACTATATCCGGCTCCATAAAAGTCAAATAAAACCATTGTATGTCCCGGTTTTAATCTTGTAATTTCAAAAATAAGTTGTGATATATTCCATTTTAAATCATTAGGATCATCTGGAATATTTATGTAAACATGCCAGTAAAATAGATTATTCTGATCTCCACACGGATCACCAGCAGCCCCTATTCCAGCCCAAAATGGTTTATGTTCTACTATTGTTATATTATACCCAAGAGCTGTTGCAATATCCTCAAAATATCCTTTATCTTGTTGACCAACTGCAATTAATTTAGCTAAAACTACTTCAATTCTTCCAGCAATAGTTGGTTCAAGTTCCCTTCCAGGATCGGGAAGATCAAAATCTTTTTCCCAATCTGTAAGTGATTCAGAGATAGTTGCTGTCCTTGTTTCATCTACAAGAGCATCCATCGACTCATCTATTCGAGAAAATTCATCTGCTTCAGCATATAGTAATTGAGTAAGTATTCCATCTTTAGAACGTGTCCAAATTCTTCCCTGGGGAAGTAAAGATTGAAATAATTTTCTATATTCTTCAGCATTTCTAGCCATTATGTTAAGTCCTGAAAAGTAATATCTCCGAGTATTTGAACTTCATTAGTTGAAGCAGTTACATCAGCAGCCGGACTTACAATTAAACTAGCAACTTCTCCAACTGCTGAAGTGATTGCTTCATACATTCTTGATAAATAAATAGTTTGCTCCGGTCCACCATCTTCAAGCATTAAATCATTTAATCTGCTTTCAATAGAAGCTCGTACATCTGAAGTATTTGGAGTGATTTTAATTGTAAAATTGACAGCCAGTTTTTCTAATGGAATCATGAAAAATCCGGGTTGAGCAGTAACAGGTATTCCAACTATTTTTCCGGTAACTGCATCTGTATGAGAAATCACATAATTATAAACTTCTAAAACTTCGGCATCACTTGGGATTAAATCATCGTCATCATCCCGGACAAATGCAAGCCCAATAGTTCCTATGCCATTATAAAGAGGAATACTCCAAGACCTTGTAACTCCAGATACTTCTTTTGCCCAGACTTCGTAGTCAAATTCAGCTCCCCCATGAGGAGGTTGTCTTTTTCTTTCCAAAATTCTTTCTCTATAATCATCATCATTCTCCTTGTCTGATCCGTTAATTATTCCAGAACTATCAACTAAGATTGTAGAACTTATTCCGGCAATAGGAGAAACAAAAGTTAAAGAAGTTCCAGCTGGTTCATTGTAGTCATCTCCGACAGCTTCAGCAGTAAAATTTAAATCGACTGTGCCTGTAGCCACTGTTGACTCAGAATCGATGGTGTAAATATTACCTGAGCTTGATTGTATTTCTGAACCAGCCGGAACTATAAGTCCATTAGTTCCGGTAGATGTTCCAGCTCCTGCTGCTTTAACTCCGGCATTTCTAGCAATTCCATATTCAGAACCAAGTTGTTCTAAATATTTAGTTTCAGCAGTTGTGGCAAAAAATTGATTAAACATCCATTGCTGATATTCATAAAGTAAATGAACTGCTCCGGCATATACTATTGACATAACTTTAATAATTGATCTTCTTAAAAAAGTAGAAGCACCTTCAATTCTATTCTTAAAGTCATTAAGTATTCGAGAAGCAATCTCACTCAGTGTTGGTCTATCAAAAGGCATTAGGCTACTCCTTCAAATTGTGCATTCCATAAATCATCAAATTTAATTGTTAAAACATCACCATCATTTTTAGTAATATCTATCTGAATAGCTAAAATATTATTCCATGCCGGACCTTGTTTTTCAGCAGTCACATCTATTTTAGCACATACTCCATCTCTTATCATCCAATCAAGAGCTTCTACAATGTAATTTTTAATTACATTTACATTATTAGTTGTGGAAGAAGCTCTTGTTTTTAACCATAATTTACTTCCTATTTGATCTGTTGCTTCCGGACCTAAATCAGCATTGAGTTGATCTCCCCACCATCCTCTTTTATCTGTAGAATTAGAATCAGAAAGTTGCTCATCTTCAGTAACTCTTTGATCAGTAAATAATGAAATATAAACTGCGGTAGTTAAACCTTCTTCCCTGATTAAATCTGATTTGGATTCATCCAGAGAAATATCACCTGACATATTATCATTATCATAAACTATTGCAATGTCATTCATGAAACTGTTCCTGTTCCTTTGGCTGTTCCTGTAACTGGTCCACCACCTACCGGAGCAACTAATCCTAAAGCTGGAACGGAAGTTTGCACATATCCATTTGCTTGAATATATTCCACAATGCCTTCTCCCATAGCTTCATACATATCGGATCTTATTATATTTTCATTTTTAGGTTCTGGAAGTCCTGCAACATAAGCGTCAACTTTTACTAACATTGCTGCTCCAATTCCTGCTCCTGTCATTGGCATTTTAAGCTCCTTTTAATTTCATTTTTTTAAAAAAGTTACATGTTTTTTAAAAAAATATATTTTATAAATTATTATATAGTAATAAGTTATAAAACAATGATTTAACAGTAAAACATAAGTTATCATATAGTAATAAGTTATGTTTTCGCATTACATGTATATAAATACCCTTTTTCATTTAAAACTCCGTGACGACCGTTTATAAGCCTGTTATGAAATAAATTATTTCATAATTAAGCTCCTTTTAATTTTTCAATCCCAGCCACAGGCCCACCATGCGGAGCCCCTGAAAACGGATCAATTGAAATTATATTAGGTTTCCATTTTGAAGCATCTCCAGTATTGAGGAGAATTTCTCCTTGTCCATTTACTTCAACTTTGTTTCCTGTTTTTAAATAAA